GCAGATCGGCGCGCGTGTCTGATGATACATCGGAGTACATCACGAGACTCAAAGCAGGTACGTTGAAAGCAGATGAGTACAACGCGTTGCCACCAGCAGTGAAAGCCAAGCTCAATGATGCGATGCTTTCACTGCGTAAAAAATAAATAGTTATCATTCTAACAATACTTTTGTATCTCGGTCTTAGCACCTTTCGAGAGATGTTGTGATCGGGATGATAGAGGTTAAAAACCGGGGTAAACTGGCTTGAGAAGCTCATTGAACTGTGCTATAATAGAGGAAAATATTGTTGTGCCATCGCGGTACTGGAAATACCCGATGGCGTGGATACATCTAGTTAGGAGATGCATCATGGACACTTTATCACCTCTTTCTCAAGAAGGCAACCCCCAAAAGCGTTGTTCTAAGTGCGGAGAAGTTTTCCCTGCTACTCCTGAATTCTTTCAGCGCAACAAAGCCGCTAAAGACGGGCTACGTCCTGACTGTAAAGCATGCCGAGTGAAATACAATCAATCTCCAGAGGTTCGTGAAAGAAAGCTTGCATATAATCACGAATACTATCGGGACGAAGAGAATTGTAAGCGGATAAAGGCACAGACTAGAGCATATTATCGCAGTCATCCAGAGGCACTAGAAAAAGCTAAAATCTATAACCAGCGACCTGAAGTGCGTGAATATCGACTCGCTTATCTCAAAGAGTACAATAAACGCCCTGAGATAAGAGAGCGTGACCGTGAAGCAAGGAATATAGCCAAGAAAAACCGCCGTGCCCATGCTAAGGAAATAGCAGGATCTTACACAAGCGATCAGATACGTGATCTGCTCAAGAGACAAAAGCATAAGTGCTACTACTGTTGCCAAAAGTTTGAAAAACGTGATGGAAAATACATCTATCACATTGATCATACTTACCCTATTAATCGCGTTGCAGGAACAAATATTCCTGCAAACGATATCGCTTACTTGGTGCTTGCTTGTCCATCTTGCAATCACAAGAAGAGTGATAAGTTCCCTTGGGAGTTCCCAGAAGGCGGCAGATTGCTCTAAGTGATCTGTTGCTCGTGTAAATAAAATCATTTAACTATCTTTTGTATGTCTTGCCTAGCACCCGGCACAGTCGGATGTTAAGCAAGGGATAACGGGAGGTGTGCTATCAGCTTAAACTCATTTATTCCTCAATTATGGTCTGACACCATTCTTACTGCTTTGCGCAAGAACCTTGTGTATGGAGCGCTGTTTAACAGCGACTATGAGGGTCAGATCCAACAGATGGGCGACACCGTGCGTATCAACGCTATCGGTGATATCACCATCTCGAACTACACCAAAGACACCGACATCAATCCTCCACAGGCGCTAACAGATGCGCAGACCATGTTGACCATCTCACAGGCAAATTATTATAACTTTGAAGTAGATGATGTAGATGCAGCGCAAGCGCATCCAGAGGTGATGACCGAGGCCATGTCCTGGGCTGCCTATAAACTGGCTTTGACGATGGATCAGTACTACGCTGGGTTCTACACTGATGCCATCACAGCCAATCTGGTCGGTAGTTCTGGTAGCCCTGTTACTCCCGTTGTGGCGACTACATCAAACATCGGTGGTGGACAGACGGTGTACGACTACTTGGTTATCCTCAACCAGTATCTCACCCAGCAAGGTGTGCCGAAGTCTGGTCGTTGGGCTGTTGTTCCTGCTTGGGTGACAACCTTGCTCACTCAGGACGTGCGTTTCACTAGCTACAACACTCAGGATGCACGCTTGACGATCACGACCGGTAAGCTTGATGCCTCTGCTGGTAACGCATCGGATGCATACCTTGGCAAAATCAACGGCATGGATGTGTATGAGTCGTTGAATGCTCCACACTTGAGCGGTACGGCTGGTCAGACTGGTAGCACTGATGTGGTTCTGGCAGGCCATAGCATGGGGTTGACAAAGGCCGAGGGTATCAATAAGACAGAGGCATACAGGCCGCCATATCGCTTTGCTGACGCGGTTAAAGGGCTGGCTCTCTACGGTGCCAAGACCACACGTCCGTCTGCCATCGCTGCTGCCTATCTGGTGCACCCATAATCGTCTGAGGAGGCTTTAATAACATGGCTCGTACTAACCTTCCATTATCAACTCTTGTACCGAATGGCAACTTGGCTGCACCTGCTGGTACCAATGTTGATCCGACCAACGGCATGAACGTGGCTATCCCAACTACTGCCATGCCTGCTGGTCCAAACCTTAACAGTCTTGTGCTCATCGTGAATAACACAGCAGGCACATCCAAAGTCGTCACCGTCCGTGCTGGCGTTGGTGGTGGTGTCACCCCTGGACCTGCGTTCCGCGCTGGACAAGGTGACTTGGCAGTGACTGTTGCCAGCTCTGGCACGCAGTACATTGGACCTTTCGAGACGGCGCGTTTTGCACAGAGCGATGGGTCGCTCAATGTTGATTTTGCGAGTGGCATTACAGGGACCATAACGGCTCTCATCATGCCAACACGCTGGTAAGTCCCTAGTAGGTAGGAAGTTAAACAATGGCTATTGAGTTTCCACGAGAACTACAACCGATGGCCGCAGGTGGTGTGTGGCTTCAGCCTTACAGTACTGAAGTCCCACCCACATATGTGGTACATCAAGCACACATTCAAAGACTAACGCTCGACGGCTGGCGTCCTGTCACCGATCCACGCTCTGAACTGATGGCACAACAGGCTGCTAAGAAAGCTGCTGAGGAGGCCAAAGAGAAGGAGCGCCAGGAGAAAGAAGACGCACAGGCCAAGCGCATTGCAGAGCTTGAAGCGATGGTCCACAAGCTTCTGGCTGCGCAGGCGACATCATCCGAGGCCAAAGCTGAAGAGACCAAGCAGACAAGCACGCGGCGCAAATCTGAGTAAAGGCAAGTAAACACATGCCACGATCAACAATGAGCGCACTCATTGCGATGGTTCGCACAAAGATAGGTGATCCTGCTGGAGCAAGTCAGCAGTTCAGCGATGATGACATACAGTCGATCATGGACCAGCACAGACTGGATTTACGTTACGAGCCGTTAATTATTGCCCCAAGTATCGTGAACAATACCAACACGAATAATCAGGCATCAACCATCTTTGCAGACTTCTATAGCAACTACGGTTTTTTTGAAAGCGACGTTACGCTACAAGCCTACTCGAATGGGCAGGCTTGGGTAGTTGTGACACCTGTTGCGATGGAGTTGTTGATCGATCAGGCGCATTTTCAGTTTGAAACCAATGTGTTTAGCACGGGAACTGTACCAGGTCAGTTGCCTCCCGTCTTTTGCACCGGCAAATCGTTCTGTGTGTTCAGTGCAAGCGCTGATTTACTCGAATTGTGGGCTGCAACCATGACGGGTGCCTATGATATCAGCGTAGATGGGCAAAATCTTCGCAGATCACAGATGCCACAAATGAAGCTCACACTAGCACAGCAGTATCGCAAGCGAGCAAGGCCAAAGGTGGCGAAGATGGTGAGATCGGACATCATGCCACAGATGGATACACAGCGTATGCGGTTGTTAGATTCAGGGGATTTGGTGAAGTAGATGGGCATGTATCCAATTTCTAATGCAGAGCTTTTACAGATACAGAGTGACGTAGCGGCGGCGGCTTTAGATAAGAATTGTGACATCCAGCGTGCGACCACGAGTCATGATGGTTATGGCTCGCAGACAGAGACATACACCACCATTGCTACGGTCAAGGCAGGCTTGACACAACCATCCGGTGGAATGCTCCAGAACTACTCATTCATCATAGAAGATTTAGCAGCGTGGCAAGTGAAGTTTGCTGTAGGCACTGATGTAAAGCATCGTGATCATCTCGTGATAGAAGGTCAGACTCTGGAAGTTCACGTCATCCTTGACCCGCGTTCTTTTCCAGGTCTGCTAACTGTTATCGCGGCTGAACTGAAATAAAAGGCAAAGGCATGCAAGTACAACCGTATAATCACAATCTTCCACCAGATTGGAAGCTGAGCTATGATGCGAGGCCAGCCGATCTGCTCACGTGGTCAAAGCAATACCCGTTCGGCAATACTGCCACGTTTAATCAGGAGATCGAAACGTACTTGCCTGCGAATGTCTACATCTCCAATGGTGAGCTGATCCTTGAAGGGCGCAATACAGGCGGCGGTAACGCTGGTGTGAGTGGTGGTAAATACACCAGTGGCATGATTGCCTCCTACAACACGCTAGGCTTCTTGTATGGCTATGTAGAGGGTATGATCAAGATGCCTGCTGGGTATG